CTTATAGCTCCAGTAGTTAGATCAAGATTAGGTGATCCAGCAGCGTGCAATGTGTAGTCAGCAAGAGAAAAACCTGACTCTATAGGATATATATTATCTGAAAACCATTCAGGTGGAGATAAGTTATTACCAGCACCACCCCAACCTAAACTATTACTATTATCAAAAGGTCTGTTACTACTGTCACCAAAGTTTACAGCTCCGTTAGAAGGATTAGCCACTTGTCCTAACTGTAAAAGTTGTAAACCGTGTCTAGGATAGTTATACGTATCTAAACCTACATCAATATTATTACCTGCACTTATCTGATCAAATGTTATTGATGTAAATGGAAAAGTAAGTGAATCAATATTAATACTTATATTACCATCTACTTCAACACCAGAAGAATCTATTAAATCATAATTTTCTGTATAATTACCATATAAAATTCTACTAGCTATAAATTCTTGAGCTTTAGCTTTTTTAGGTAAAGCATCATACGTTCTATCAAGTTGATTTGTAGGTAGTATGTTTCCAAATATTTCTTGATTTATATTTATTTGTCCACTATCTATTTTGTTTGGATTTTGATATTTTTTATTCCATTTACTATTTGGATTTTGATCTGCTTTAATTTTTGCAGCAGAATAAACAGCTGGAAAACCAGAAGATTCTCTATATAGTATCTCAACTTCTTTTACATCTTCAGGTATATCACTAGATACAAAATCATGTATAACAAAAGAATCAACTCTATTTTCCATACCAGGATTCCAACCAACTTCAGCATTAAAACCATAACCTCCAGGTTTAAAAATTACATTAGAATAAGGTGATATACAAGAGTATTCATTATCTAAATACTTGTATCTCATTGCAAGTTTTACAAATTGATTTTTATATATACCTTCTTTAGTTACTAATTGAGCAAAGAAAGCTCCACTAGGTCCTGGTGCAGAATAAGTAGAAGTATATTCTAAAAATGAAATTAAAAATATAGAATATTGATTTTGACCTGGTATATATTCAGTAGCAATAATTTTAAATCTAGCACCTACGCCAAAATTAGAAACTTCTATTACATCACCAGGTTTCCAAAAAACTCTATTAACTTCTGCTTTTATTAATAAATTTTGACCAGCAGAAAACTCTGAACCTACAATTCCACCATCTAAAGAAAAGTTTGTAGTTTGTTGAGCTGAAGGTGCTCCTACAACTTTTCTTACAACCGATGAAGTAACAGATTCGTAGTTTACAGAAGTATTAGGTATTGGAACAGGATTACCAGTGGTTCTAGCTGTTAACTTTGTTATTCTTGGAGCTTTTTTAGGATTTATTTTTATAGCAGTTGTATGCTGCTCTCTAATATAAGTACCTAATACTTGATCACCTGTAGGAAATACAATTCTTGTATGATCTAAAAATCCTTTACTACCATTTTTAAATCTTTCAATATTTATTTTTTTAGGCTCATTTCTACCATCAGTAAAAAATAATAAATCATCTATTAAGTTTATACCTGTTATAATATTACCGTTAGGAGTTGGAGATTCTGATCCAATAGTTTCTACGTTATACTCATCATAAGTAGTTTCTTTTTCTCTAATACTTTGTTTAAAGTTTAAAACTCTTGGAGATGTAAAAACTAAAACAAAACCTTCGTTTATATCTTGTTGAGTATATATTTCTTGACCTTCTGCTAAGTTTGATATTTTTATATCAGCATTGTTTTGAGAACTGTTAAGATTTATTTCAGTAACAATTATATCTGGAAACTGTCCCCAAACATTAACACCATCAGGTCTAACTTTCTGTACAACCATACCTTCACGTATACCAGCTGGTGCATACTTAGTGTTATTATTAGAATCTTTATAAGTTACAGTAGCTAATCCTTTTATAAAGTTAGGTGCAGAAGCACTCATTGGAGGGTTCATTTGTGTAGGATTAGTTTTATCAGGTAAAAACCTAGGAGCATGTCTAGCTTCAAAAACGTCAACTACAACAGGTTTTAAACTACCTTGAACTAAAGGATTTACTCCAAAATCATACTCACATATAACATCACATTTTATACCTAGCTCTCTTTTTAAATTTTCATATATAAAACCAGAACCACTAACAGTACTTTTATTATAGTTACCATCTGAAGGTACATCTGTTAAACCGTTTATGTTATAAAAACTTCCATCAGGAGTTTCATCAATATAAGTACTATTTGCTTCTGATATAAAATTATAAACTTTATTATTATTATCATCTGCAAATATACCTATTGTTTCTGCTTTAGCATGAGATCGAGCCATAATGTTTGGCTCAGTAAAATTAGAAGCAGTAGGTACGTTTGTAAAAAACGCATTTTGACCTGAAGTTATCCAGTCTGTTAATTGAACATTACTTAATAAAGTTTGAGCTGAACCAATATCAGAACCTTCAGTTGTAGCTATTTGTATATTTAAAGCATCTCTATACTCGCCGTTGGGTACGAGTCTTTCATCGAGATCTTTATTCATTCGACCTCTAGTAAAATTCTTCTTCAACTCTGGCATGTGCTAGTGTTTTATATGTTTAGATTTACCTCTAAGTATTTGAGTAATCTCTTCTAGTTTAATATTAGATAATCTAAGTTTAGCATTTCTTTTAGCTATTCTAGCTTCTTTTTTATAACTCATAACTAAACCTAAAGGAACATTTGCTCTAGTAGATAATATAGCGTGAGCAATATGTTTATACATAGCTTCTTCAGCAAACTTATGCACTTTCATTTCATCATCAGTTCCTAGACTATCACTTATGTATTCTAGTATCACAGTTTTACCAGAAATGTTAGAGCTAAAATGTATAAAGCCTCTTATATCATCTATATAAAAACTACCATTGATTTGAGCATAAGAAGGATTTAAACCATACCTTTGTCCAGTTATTAAATCGTAATTATCATCATCATAATCTTCTTGTTGTTCTAGAGCAACCTGTCCTTCGTAATTAGTAGCAGTATCAGACTTAGTAGTTAACACTAGTTCGTTACCAGTAAACTCATAAAACGGAGCATCACCAGGTGTTGTTGTTTGTGCTATGTTTGATGGATTACTAGTTTGCAATGCAGGATATAAAACGTGCATTATACCAGACTCATCAGATCTACTAAGTTTAACATAGTTAACATAATCTTGAGGAAGTGGCATTCTAAGAGTTGAGGGCACTTCTATTTCATAAGCTTTAGTACATTTAAAAGTATCAAAACTTAATTCTTGTAAAGCTCGTTGAGCATGAAAAGCTACATCAGCTCTTTTTACTTTAGAAATAATTTTATCTTTACCAACATAAGCTAATATAAATTGATTTATTATATCTCTTAATGAAGTAAACTGATAGTTACCAAAGTCACTACCAGCATAATATGAAGCTCCTGTTGTGTTATCTAATAATCCCATTTAGCTATGCTTTTTCTTGTTGTTTTTCTTCGTTTACCATTGTTCCAGCTAAACCACTTATAGTTGGCTTTTCTATAACAATACCTGCTAATAATAATATTTTATTTACTAATGTTGTTTCTTCAGAAGCGTGTAATTCAAAATCTGTAGTACTAGAAGCGTTATAAACAGCTTTTTGTAATACTACATTATAACCCCAAGACACAGTAGCAGGTTTAGCTATGTAATGACAGTTTATATTTGATGCTGAATATGCTGGAGAGCTTGAGCTTGGATATAGTTGTATTTTGTTATCTTCTAATCTTGCGTAAACTGGTCTAGCAGAACTAGGAGCATAAAGAGCTGTTTGAACCATAGTCTCAACTTCTTTTCTACTTACATTTTCTACTATAATACTATTTGTTCCGTTGTTATAAAAAACAGTACCTAATTTATGTACATCAGAAGGTAAAGTTGCTACAGCACCAGAAACGGCTGTTACATCTACATGATCTTTTTCAAACTCTGCTATTTTTTCTTCTATTATTTCTATAGGATCAGAGTACTCTAATGAAACACCAGGTCTTCTACTAAATTGACTTAAATCATAGAAGTACTGTTCAAATATTTCTAGCTGAGCTTGATTAGCTAGTAAGTTAAATTCTTGAGGCGTTATATAACCTCTTTGCTCTTTATTGGCCATTGCCAAAACTCTTTGATATACTGTGTTTATACTTACTGCCATTGTTTATATTTTTATAGTTAAGCAACCACCCTAATAGAGTGGCTGCTCTACTATATAGTGATTACGCGTTTAAGCGCTTTTCTATGTTGGAGTATATCTCCATACCTTCATCTGTTTTAAACCAAGCGGCTAAAGCAGAATATGGGTGTTCATCAAATGGTACTGTCATTATTTTTCTATCATTACTAGACCACATAAAGTAACGTTGATCAGATGATAACTTAATAATTCCAGCTTCTGTAGCTTTGATACCAAAGTTTCTAAGCTGCACGTTGTCGTCTTGAGTTAACTCTAAGAACAAAACTGGATTTTCTTTAGCAAATAGTAGTAAATCTCTTCTAAGCTCTTTAGAACTCATCTTAACAACTTCAGAACCTTTCTCTACACGCATGATAGCTTCTGCTAAATCTATGTCCATTGTTTTAGCAACAGTTAAAGCTTCAACTTCTAACTCTAGCCAGTCAAGTTGATCTTTGGCTTCTTCTACAGGTTTGTATTCGTAATACAATTTATTTCTGTGTGGATGATATAAAGATAAAAGTTTTTGTAAAACAGTCTCTTCTTTTCCAACAAACAAGCTACCGCTTCTAAATATAATGTGAGCTAATCTTTGATCACCTTTCATCTCGTCTACAAATGGTGTTCTTTGATTTCTACAATATTTTAATTCTCTTTCGTATCCTTTTTCTTCATCAAACCAAAAGATGTTTGAGCTTTTTAAACTTCTACTTAAAGGTTTTTTATCACCTTTTAAATAATAAATTCTATCTCTTATCTCCCAACTTGTTTTTTTAGGTTCAACTTTTTTAGGTTTTGGTGCTTCAACAACTGGTGTTTCAACAACAGGTACCTCTACCTTTTCTATTTTTTGTTTCTTTGCCATAATATAATATAATAAAAAATTAAAAAAAGATCGAGGACCGAAGTCCTCGACCTAATAATATTGCTTACTTCATTAACATGAAGTTGTTAGCACCTTGAGTGATTAAACATCTCTCTGATAACATGTGAATTTGCATTGCGTCTAAAGCAGATGTAGCAGCTCCAACTGAACCAGTAGTCCAAGTCTTCATTCTACGATCATCTGTTTGAGAAGCTCTATATCTCACGTGTAAGAAAGGACGCTTAATATTTCTACCTAAAGTTTGATCATAAACAGTAGATACTCCAGCTGGGATAATAACACCTCTAATTGCATTTGCAGCATTAGCGTCGTTAATTGATCCACGAGTAGCTTTGTCGTTTAAGTAACGGAAGTCAGACTTATAGAAGTCGTAAGAACCTCTACGGAATCCAGAGAAACCTAAGTTCAACGCCATATCTTCGTCGTTTTGAAATACTCCGTAAGAAGTACCACCAGCTCCGTAAGAGTTCATAGAAGCTAACATATCGTCAAACGCTAAAGATGTAGCACGATTAACAAATAACATGTTTTCTTCAATAGCTCCTTGAGAGTCAAACTCTGCTAATATAGCGTCAAATTCAGCTAAATCAGTAGCAGCGTTAACACCAGTAACACCTGTAGTTACATTACCACGATCTTCAATAGCAGCAAATAAACCTTCAGTACCATAAGCACCAGTGTGGCTTAAAATAGTAGTGTTAGCATCAAGTAAAGTGTTTGATCCATCGGCAGCAGATAATTCAGACTCAAGCATTGACATCTCAATATAATCAGTAAAACGAGCACGAGTGTCAGCTTCAGCTTTCAAGTACCATAAGTAACCAGATTGTCCAGCTTCACCAGAAACCTCTACCCAACCAATACGAGATGCATCAGATCCTGATACTTCGTAATAATCTTTTAAGATAATTGGCTTGTTAGTAAAAGATTTAAATCTTGGCTCGTTAGCTTTTCTAGTATCAGAAGCCGCAGTACCAGCCTCGTTAGTATAGGTAGTACCTTTTGAAAACTCAGAACCATAAACTAATATAGTAGTAGCTAAGTTCGCAGTAGTACTTAAAGTATCTGTTCCGTAAGGAGAAAAGTCAATAGTATCAGTAGCTACTTTAGTAACAACAGCTTTAACAATACCGTTAGTAGCGTCAGATATAATGATAGTGTCGTTTGGTCTAATACCGTGCTCAGTACCTGTACCACCTGTTGAAATACCTGAAGTATTAGAATCAGCTCCGTCAATATCAGATTGAATTAATATTTGTGAACTTGAATTAAGACCACCTGTAGCAGAAGATACTTTACCTTTGTAAGATAAGTGTAATCTACCTTGTTCAGACCATACAACTTGATCAGATGTCATAGCCTCTTCTGCACCAACTTGAGAAAGGAAACCAGAAATTGTACGAGGTCCAAAAACCTCAGCTTCTTTTTCCATTAAGTCAGGCAGGTATTGTTGCGCCCAACCAGCGGTTGTTTGCGAAGTAAAATCGATGTAATTTGAAGCTAGTGTTTGTTGAACCGAAGCCGGAACACTATTCAAATTACCACCGGGATTTGAAATTGCCATTTTTAAATAGTTTTAAATGTTAAATAAATTATTTTCGTTTTTTAAATCCAAACTTAGAATCAGAATCACTTAACACTCTATACTTAACACCACCTGTCTCAATCTCACCATGAGTTTGTCTAGGTGTCATATCTACGTTTTTAGATTTAGCAATACTATCTTTCATAGCATCAGCCTTACCTTGCTCGTAGAAATGTCTAGCTATAGCATCAGCATTGTTAGCTGTAAAAATAGACTTGTGATATTCTTTAGCGTCTGCAACTTTATTGTCTTCCGTTAAAAACTTTTTAACGAAGTTATCAATACTGCTCTGCTCTTGTTTCACTGCATCTACATTTTTAACATTAAATCTATATTTTTTATCACCAACGTTATATTCAAAACCTTTGAACTTGTTGTTGAAAACTTTATCAGTTTCCTTGATAAAATAAGATTTAGCTGTTTTACTAGCTTTTTCTGTCTCTTCTGACTCTTTGTTGTATCTGTTAAAGAAATCAATAGCTTTTTGCTGCTCTGTAGTGAGCTTGCTTCCAGCTTTAATATCTTCATAATATTTAGACTTCTGCCCGTCTAAGTAGGCTTTAGCCTCGGCAACTTGCTCTTTTAAGGCTATTTTCTTTTTTCTAATATCTTTCTCATCATCAGCTTCTTCATCATAAGAAAAAGTTTCGTCCATTAAAAACGCTCTTTCTTCAGCATCAAGATGAGGTTTAGTTAGTTTATAATATTCTTGTAATACTGTTAAATTATCCATACCTGAATAATCTTGATTAAGTCTTACATAATCTTCTAAGCTTCCACCAGTATCTTCCATAAAGTCTACTAACTTTTGGATGTTTTCTGGTAAAGGCTTGCCAGTAGCTTCAGCTTCAGCAACAGCTTCTTCAACTTCTTCCGCAAGCTCTTCAACTTGCTCTTCAACTTCTTCAGTTACTTCCTCAACAACGGGTGCTTCTTCATTTTGAACCCGCTCTTCTTCTCCGGTAGGTTCTTTAACTTCTGCTTCGACGTTTTCTTCACGTACTTCTTCGCTAACTTTGGATTCGTCGCGAACAGGTACCTCATCTGTGCTTTGCTCTGTAGTGGCATTTTCTTTTTCTGTTTTTTCTTGTGGTGGTTTACTTAAATCTATTTTAATAACGCTGTCGTCTCCTTCAGACATAAATTTAGTTTCTTCCACTTGTTGAGTTGTTTCTTCAACGTTCTCAACTTTTTCTAGTTCTTGTTCCATAATATATAATATAAAAAATTAAGTGTTTGTTATCTAGGTTCAAAAGCACCTAAATTAAATCCACCTCCAAGTATATCATTACCTGAAGATTCAAACTTTTTAGGTGGTGCACCTGTCTTTCTTTGGTCTATAAGTTCACTTTGTTGTGAAGCTTGTATTCTTGTTCTTTCATCTTTACGATCTTCTTTTTCTTTTTCTTTTGATTTTTGACCTTCAACTTCTATACCTTTTAACTGCATGTTGTATTGAAACTCTAAAGCCATGAGTTGTTTTTTAAGTTCAGACTCAGCCATCATCTTTTGCATATCTATTTGACTTTGCGCTTGAGCTAGTTGAGCTTTCTGTTGTGTTAAAGCTTGATTCTTTTGAACTTCAGCTTGAGCAGCTACTTGCTGAGCTTGCGCGTTAGCTTGTGATTGAGCTTGTATGTTTTGTTGTTGTATAGCTTGATCTCTTTCTTGTTTCTTTTTTCTTCTAATTTTTAACACTTGATTAGCTAGTTTTACATTTTTAATAGTACGTAAATCTATAGCGTCTTCAAGATCTATTAAACCTGCAGATAAAGCCATTTGTATATTGTTTTCAAGCAACTGTTTTTCTTCTTCATCAGGTGATAACTCTAGGAATATACCAAAATCATATAAGTAAAGCTCTGACATTTCTTCTAACGTAGCAACATTGTGCGCTCCTAAAGCTTGAACAAAAGCATCAGCTGTTGGAGAATATTCTAGTATATCAGATATTCTAAGTGATAAACACTCTGCAACATGACTTGTTAAATACAAACCAGATTGTAATATATGTCTTGTAGCTGTATTACTATTTGCAGCTGCTAATTTTTGTACACCTACTAAAGCGTTTTTATCTGGCATGCTACCATCTCTAGCTTCATTTAACCCGGTTACATCACGGATCATCTGTAAGTAATAATTATAATTAGCTATTAAAGCTTGCATTTTATTACCACCACTACCACTAGTTATTTCTTGTATAGGTACTTTACCTGGGTTCATGTCACCATCTTGTGTAAATGATCTACCTACAACAGAACCAGTTTGAAAAAACATATTTAAAGCTTCTTGTGGATTATAGTTTGTTCCATTACCAAGATCAACTTCGGCTAAACCATCAGCATCTAAATAAACACCGTCTGGCACCATACGTGACATTACTTGTTGTAGCTTTAAATGTGTTAACTGTATCATATCAGCAAAACCTGTTATACGATTTACTAATGAATCAATTTTACCTCTATATATACGAGGCGCTACAATAGCGTAATTCATTTTAACTTTAGTATAATCACTTTTAGGTCGCATCATATTTTTAGACATCTCCCATTTTAATAATCTATCTGAACCTAATATTAAAGCTCCTTCATAAAGAGTTTCTATAGATCTATCTAATCTACTATAATTACCTTCATTATCAGCCGGTGGATTAAATGTATCGTCTTTTTCAATAATTTTTTCAGCACCACTACCACTTTCTTTTAACTTATAAACTTGATTCATATAAGTTTTATAGTTGAAATATAAAACTTGAACCATATTGTTGTCAGCTTCTTTATATGATGTAGTGTTACTATAGCTAGAATATCTTTTATAATTAGTCTTTTTTATTTCTTCTAAATCTTCTTCAGTTAAAAATGGAAACTGTTTTACAAGTTCATTATATGGTATTTCTTTTACTTCACCTACATAATATATATCATCAAAATAAGGTGAGTCAGTATGTGAGTAAACTAAATTAGCTGGATCAACATAATCTATAGTAACACCTTCAGAAGTATTAAATGATGTTTTAACTGCACCAATACCTAAAACAGTTAAATCATAATAAAATCTTTTTTTAATAAGTTCGTATTGATTACCTTCCATTAAAGTAGTTATAGCTTGTTCTTCTGCTATTTCAATAGCTTGCTTATAACTTAGTTGCATGTGTAGTTCTAACTCTTCTTGAGAACCAGGTAGTTCAAAAGGATCTGTGTTGTACATATCAACATTAAACGCTTCTTCGATATAATCATTAAACTGTTGCATACGCATATCGTCTAGTATATCTTCCATATACTTAGTACGTTTTGAAACACCGTATGGATCTTGTGAGTAAGCTTTTATATCATAAGTTCTTTCAGCAATACCGTTAACTACGATATCAACAAACTTAGGAATAATTGGGACAGGCGTCCAGTCTAGATTTAAATAAGATAAATCACCATTGATAGATAATTCATCTTTATACTTTTGTATTGATTGTTCACCTCTAGCGTATAATCTTAATTTATGAAAATCATTTTTAATTATATTATATCTAGAACGTTTTATATTTCTATCATTATTGAACCACTCTGATTCTATTGCTTTAGCTACTTTTAAACCGTAATCATAACTAACTTTTTCTATGTCACTAACAACTTGACTAGGAAAATATTTTTTATACGCAGACTCTGCCATATTTATTGTTTAATTATTTTAGATATAACCCCTTTGTTACTATATCTAGATATATTTATATTTAGTTTACTTCTTTGCTTGTCAGCAACTGGTTTATAAAGGTGTCTGTTGCAAGCCATAATAGCTAATCCACTACTAATAGATGCATCGTGTTTAGTTCTTTTATTTATATCAAACTTAGACCAATCAATAAGAGTGTCATTAAAATATATATTACCGTAATCACCTGTTTGTTTAACTCCAACATGGTCGTTTATATACATTTCAATAGCAGCTGCATGAGCTTGCTTTATATCTTCACTTGAGTTTGGTATGCCACCTATTTCTTTTTCAGTTGTAGATAACTTGTTCCAAACTTTATCTGGTCTGTTCATACTAAACGCTCTATAACCTCTACGTTTAAAATAATATAATAATCTTGGTTTGTTATTTTCTGCAAGTATTGGCATACCATAAAATATGCAAGCCATAAGTACATCTTCAAAAAACATCTCTGCTGTTTGTGGTCTTGCTAGGTATTCTAAAAAAAAGTGGTTTGATGGAGCATCTTCCATTGAAAACTTTGTTAATCCGTGTAACGCTCCTTTAGAACCTTTGCCATCAACAGTACCACTAATATCGTAGCTGTCACATCCAAAAGCGCCAATATGTTCATTGCCTGGGTATTTAACTCCATTTTTTAAAAATACTCTATTTTGTAAATTTAACGCTGGCACCCAGCTAACATTAAATCTACCGTTTTTATCTGGCATAAAAACTACTTTAGTATCTTTTACACCGTTGATCCATTGAAAGTTTCCTGAAGTAACAGCTGCACTGTTTCTTATACCTTCATTATAATCTATTTGTTCGTATATTTTAACTAAGTTAAATATACTATTTTTTGTTTCATCTCTAAACGCATGCTCTTCAGTTCTTGGAAACTGTCTGTAAAACTCGTTTAACGCATCTTGATCACCTTTTAATCCATCAGCTTCGTTATTCCAATGATCAATAACACCTATATCTATTAGTTCTCCGTCAGGTCCAAAACTTTCTTGTTCTGGGGTATTGAATACGGGCTGTCCAAACTCATCAATAAATCCTTCATAGTTCCACTCCATTGGGATAAACAAAGAATATAAACCAGAACGTGTTTGACCATTTCTATTTCTTTTTGTGACATCACTGTCGTTATACAACTTTTTAAAGTTATCACCACCTTTATCTAATGAGTTACTAGTTGAACCCATCATACATTTACCTATAATTCTACTACCTAATCGTAAACAAGTTTTTGTTACACGCCAGTTGTTTAATATGTTATCAGGTCTTTCCCATTTACCACTTTCATCGTGTACTAACAGATTAAGTTTTTCTCCATCATAACTGTTGTCACCTGTATTTTTCCAATCAATAGTAGTGTCAAGTCCAACCAACTCTTCCTGCTTTTCGTTGGCAGTAATTTTTTTACGCGTAAACTTACTTGCAGGTACGCGATAAGCAAGTTCAGACTTAGGTCTGTCCATACCGTCTTGTATCGGTTTAAAGAAAAACGGATAGTTAATCGATATAGGTACGACTTTATCTGTAAACATTTTTTTAGCATCTCCACCACTTTTTGATAGTATTCCATATCTAGAGTCACTCGAAATAGTAGCCAAGTTAACTGTTTCAGCTGATGACATAAATGAGAAACCACTACGTCTGTTTTTTAAGTAACACATACCATAACAACGTTTATCAGCTTTACACGCTTCCCAAAATATAAAGAACAACCTGTTGGCTTCTCTAAAATCTGGAGCACCAACATCTATTTTACTCCATTGTAAATACATATAATGGCTACCTGTTATATAAGTAGGTTTACCATTATTCATAAACCAAAATCCTTCTTCTCTACGCTTAAACTCTTCATCTATAAAATCATACCACTTGTCTTTACTTTCTTCTGGGTATGCTCTCCAATCAAATATATTTTTAAGCTTACTTAATTCTTTTGGATATTCTATTTTTTGCCATTTATTGGCATTTGACAATCGCAATTGCACTGGTTCCAACGGCAAACCAATTGACAAACCTTGGATCTGAATAATCTCTCCAATTTTACCAGTTTTTGATATAACGACGATATCATTTTCTTTATTGTATCCATATTCCCATTTACGTTTTTTGTTAAGTCGATTGATTGTTGTCTTCTTAACTGGTTCAACTATTTTATATAAACTTTGCTCGTAACTCATTTCGATCTGCCTTCCGCGAAGCCTTTAAATACTCGTTCTTTTTTTTCTTCTTGTGTCTTTCCTTCCAGAATATTTTCTTCTTCTTGTATACGGTTAAGTATTTCAAACGCATCAAATATAGCTAACTTTTTAGTAGCTGCAGCATTTTTTAATCTATCAGCAGAAACATCATCATCAGTGTTGGTAATGATTTTTTCTTTAGCTACATTAATCAACTCTTCAACCGCTCTGTGCCCAGCTTGGATTATAAGTTTCTTCGTTTCCTTTATATTCATATTTAATTGTAATAAATTTAGAGTAAACTCTATATAACTTTTCTCCATCTATAATAAACTCATATTTAGAGAACGGTGTAAAACCTACAACATCACCTTCTTCAAAACTACCATCAGTATATTTAACTACACCTTTTGTAGGATCTTCTTTTTCTAAACCCCAACTACTCTTGTTTTTAATTGGTTTTACAAAACAAAAACCTTTTAATGGTTTCCATATCGGCTCTTTAAACCTAGTCCATGGTGTTTTAATTTTTCTTAAAAATATTTGGTCTTGACTTATTATATAAGTATTTTCATTGAACCAAGCTTTACTATTTCTTTCGTTACCTTTTACATCATGCCATCTTCTAAAAACATTATGATGAACTATAATTTCATCACCTGGTTTTATACAAGTGTCACTTACAATAGGACAACTATGAACAATAGCTTTACGGTTGATATATTCATGGTTAAATATTTCTGTGTTAAGTATTAATTCTTTATTACCTAACTTTTTTTTATTATTATATCTATCACCAACTGGAGATATAACATAATTATAAATACTTCTCATTAATATTCTAGATTATATTCAACTGATATAGCCATGTTTTTATTAAAGTCTTTCCAAGGTATAACAACCTTTTCTTTACGAATATAAATAGAGTACTTATCATCTTCTTCTATTATATCGCAGATTACATGACCTCCATACACTTCCTGTCCAACAGAGTAGTGCATAGAGTCAATTTTGTAATCTTTACCTATTGTTATCTTACGAATTAGCTTTGCCATTTTCTTCAGAGTACATTATAGAACCGTCGTTAATATTTATATTATCTGTTCCATAATCATTTTTAAACTCAGTCCTAAGCTCATTTAGAGCACCACCTAATTCTTCTATTATTTTAACAATAGAGTGTTTTTGTAACTCAAGAGCTCCTAATTCAGTTTTAGCTCTATTTATATTACCAACAGACTTTTGCAATTTTTGTAATTGTTCATCTGTTATTTTTTCTGCTTTAGGTTTAAGGTCAACGACCTTATCCACCTTTGGTGTTTTTCTTTTTGCCATTTTATTTAATTTAATTAGTTAATATTATTTACAAACTTGTAAATGTTGCTCCTGTTATTGTTAAATCGTTTCCTGCTATTAGCTCTGTACCATCTGTTTCTAAAGGACAATAGTAAACTAAAAATTCAGCTGCAGAGTGTTTTCTTACGTCAAAAAACTTACCACTATTATATAGTTCTGCAATTTGTGTTGCGTCAAGATTCCTGTTAAATATAGCTAAGTCTCTAACACCATATTTATGAAAACTACTTTGATAACTAAATGTTCCTAGTTCAAGAATATCGTATTGACTTTCATCAGTTGATAAAGTATCATTTCCACCGTCTACCATAGTCATTGCATTACCATTCCAATATATATCCCAATCACCTGTTCCTCTAGTCCAAACAAGGTTTACTAATCCATTATCATTTGTGTTACCTACATTGTTTACGTCCCACAAAACTGAATCAGCACTACCAGTTCCAGTACCAGTTATACTATTATTATCACTTAAAGTAGCATAGTCTGTTTGTTTTAAATTACTACCAGCATCAGATCTAGCTTCACCCCAAAGTCTATTTTGAAAAGTTCCAGCTCCGTTTTCAAATTGGTAAAATAATCTAATACCTTCATGAACAGTGCTATCGTCACCTAATATAAACAACCCTATAAAGTTTGCTCCACTTTCATCAAACTGCCAAGTAGGTTTTACCCACATAGAAATAGTTATATTATTATGGATATCATCTGTAGAATCATTAGTTCCAGAAAGCTGAGTACGTATAGATTCGTTAAGAGTTAGTTGAGCTTTATCGTTAGATCCATCAAAACTTAAAAACTGAGTTGCCCAAGTAGCTTTAGCGTAAGTCTTTGTTAAATTATTACCTAACCCTAACATTAAACTCCTAAATAACCAATTATCATTTTAGCTGTAGTAGCGTGAACTTCAGTATACCTTCCATATATAACAGTTCCAGCTGGAATAGTGTTGCTATTATCAAGCTGAACACCACCAGCACCAGATATAGCTGTTGGATTGCTACCATGAGCTATATTATGAGCGGCAGATTCAGTTTCAAAAAACTCTACACCGTTATCAGCATCTTGCTCTGCTTTTAAACCACCACTTGCTTCTAAAGCAGTATCTTCTAAAAAGTGTATTGCTACAAATACTTTTCCTGTTGGAGCTTTCATAGGATTAGCAGTATCATTAAATATACTACCCATCTGTCCGAATTGGTAAGCTACTTCTGTTGAATTTTGTCCCATTTTATTTTTCTTTTATTTGTTCGTTCTTTTTTGATGAACCACCAAAGAAAAAATCTATGATGGTATTAACTTTAGCGCTCATAGCGCCAAATATTGTAGAGATGAAACTAATTTCAAACTCTCCTAAATCTATTGATTTTGTTACAAAGTAATTAAACATTACAAATGTAATACCAAAGTAAGCTACTGTAAATAATGAAGCTAATATCTTTTGTATTAAAGCATCGTCTTTATACATATCACGTGCAGATTTACGATCTTCAACTTCTTTTGCAAAAGCTTCTTTTTCTGCTTCAAGCATTAATTTTTTTAAAGCTAACTTTGCAGCATCTCTCTCTTTGTCAGTTGTAATTACTTTGTCGAGGATACCTTCTGCGTTATCAATTACTTTGCTAAAAAGTCCTCCTACTAAATTTTGTATCATACTTTATTGTTTTCCCAAGGAAGTTCATTACTACCTTCCTCATATTTTTTACCTGTATATGGATCTATTATATAACCGTTTTGTCTTCTCCACTTAGCTCCATGAAAATAAACAAAATCATCATCATAAGTTTCAGATCCTATTCTCATAGCTGTATTGTGCTGAACTTCATGAACCATAGCTCTTCTATACTCTTGGCTGTTCTCGTCAATATCTTTACTAACAAATATACTTCCATCAGCATTAGCTTCAGCTACAACACCTTTATCAAGCTTTTTTTTAAATACTGGTACTCCAGGTACAACTTCTTTATTTCTTGCAAACTTAAATTTAGAAGTTATATTACCGCCACTTGCTTTTAACCCTTTTGATGTACCTAATTTAAACGCCATTAATAATCTTTATATTTTCTAATTTCTTTTCTAGCTTCTTTAGTAAGCTTACCTTCTTTTTTTAATTGTTTTCTAGCTTTTCTTTTTGCTTTACGTAACTCTTTATTACCAAACAAAGCTAGCGGGCTTTTCATTTTAAATGCCATATTATCTGTCTTTGTCTTTTATCATATCGTCAATAGCTTTATTATAAACTTTATCAGTATATGATTTGTTATTATAGAATATACTTCTGTCTGATATTGGTAAATCTTCTTCTGCTAACAATATTCTATATATTCTACTTATTAGTTGGCTGCACTTAAACGAAGTTTTATATACGCTATATTTTATCGTCGTGCGATTTCTATGTCTCCAAACTTCTATCCAGCCTTTTCTTCTTAGACGTTCCCATCTTTCTTTATCCCAAGAGTATGTATAAGTTCCGTCTATAAATTCTTGTCTTGTAAACCGACCTTTACAGTCTAAGTATATTAGTAGTTCAAGGTCAGCATCTTTTAACCCGTAAGTCTTACAGGCCCATTTTCTAACGAGCCTGTAATACTTAAGGATTTGTAATTCACGTAAATCGTGACTAGTTAATCTCATTATTAATCATCAGGATTAACATTCGAGTCTCCAATTGCAAGAAGCGCTGCAGAGATGTGAGGAGAAATAAACTTGCTATTATCTCCGTCAGCTATAACAACAAATCCGCTGTTAGTAGCAGGTGCGCCATTCATAGCGCCCACGATAGCTTCACAAACTTCTTTGAATTTACCAGACGTATAAGTTAATTCTACATAATTAAATGTAGCATCTGCGTCAGTTCCTTCAACAACTTTAGTGTGCTTGTAGTAAACATTACAAGTAGTAGCAGCTGTTGGGTGTATTCCTAATACATTTTCAGCTGGAACAACTACTGCATCTGCTTCTGCGTCTGCACCGTTTGCTTCTGCAAAGTATAACATGATCTTCATAGTTTTACTTTTTTAGGTTAATAATTCGTTTTAAGTTATCAGTTTGTGGATTATTGTTTATGGTTTAGGTTTAATCTACCATTACAATATCACTTGCCTTTATAACAAAATAAAACTTTTCTTCAAATTCTATTCCGTGACCAGCGTGACGATCATACCAAACTACATCACCTTCTTTTATTACTTCTACTAAATTACCAGCAGAAATAACTTTACCTTTAAAATATCTTAATTGTTCATCTTTGTTTTCATCTAGTATTAAACCACTAGTTTGCTTTTGTTTTTCTTTTACTCGATCAACTACTACGTAATGATTAACTGCTTTCATTTATTCTAACATTTGATATTACACAATCTGCAGAAATAATAGTTGATACTACGCTAACTGCATTTTTTAGCGCAGACTTAGTTACAAGTATAGGATCAATAATACCAGAGTCTATCATATTAACTAATTCACCTGTTATTACATTTAAACCTTGACCTTCATCAATAGGTAAATCTTGTAATTCAATACCAGCATTATCTAATATAGTTTCAAATGGTGATACTATAGCTTCTAGTAACAACCTTTCACCTGCGTTAGCAGGTTTGATTTTTTGAAAAGCGTTAAGCAGTGCAACACCACCACCTGGTACAATACCTTCTTTCAAAGCAGCTTTAGTTGCATGTATTGCATCTTCAACACGATCTTTCTTTTCTTTCATCTCTACTTTTGAACCAGCACCAACTCTAATAATACCTACACTACCAGACAGCATAGCTAAACGATCTTCTAACTTCTTTTTAATAAAGCCATTTTTTTCTTCAGCTATTTTTTTTATAACTTCTTCTATACGACTTTCTGCTTTAACGTGCATATCCTCTATAGTTAAAACAGTACTATTAGTATCTGTTTCAGCATATTCAGCTTCACCAAGATCTTCTGGCGTCATAGCATCAAGATCATCACCTAACTCTTCGTTAAATAATGTAGCATCTGTTAGTATAGCTAAATCTTTGCATGTATCATTTTTAGTAGGACCAAAGCCTGGTAAATCAACTATATTAACTTTAATATTACCTTTTACTTTATTCATTAACAAAGCTGCTTTAACCTGCTGTGCGACTGGTGCTACTATTAATAATGATCTGTTTTGCTTAATAACATACTCTAATATTTTTTGTATTTTACGTATATTAGGTATCTCAGACATGCATATTAACACTAGTGGATTATCTAGCTCACATTTTTGTTTATCAGTATTAGTAATAAAATGTGGTGATGTAATACCACAATCGAACTGTACACCATCAATAGTTTCTACAACTGTTTCTTCAGTATCCGATGTTTCCATTAATACTACACCGTCTTTACCTACAGCTGTGTAAGCTTCAGCTATTATGCTACCAAGCTCTTTATCGTTGTTACAACTGATAGCAGCAACTTGGTTTAACATGTTATCATCAACTTCTATTTTAATTGATTGTAAATAATCAAGTACTTTATCAACACCTGACTGTAAACCTTGCTTAATTTCACGTATAGTATGTTTACTTAGTGAGTTATATACATATGTTAGTAATGATTCTGCTAAAACGGTAGCCGTAGTGGTACCGTCCCCGGCCTGCTTTACAGTATTATTAGCAGCTTCTTTGATTAGAGTGGCTCCGATGTTCTCAACTGGATCGAAAAGTACTACAGACTGTGCAACTGTAACACCATCTTTAGTTATCACCGGTTTACCAAGAGCATCTTCGTAGATTACACACTTTCCAGATGCACCGAGAGTTGATTTTACCGCTTTTGCTAGCTTATTTACACCAGCAATGATTTTATTTTTAGCATTATCGCCAAAATTTAAGTCTTTGACGATCTCGCTAGGGAGATTATATTCCATTTTAGTAAATTAAATTAAATTATTGCTTATTTTTCAAAAGTTTTCACTACTTTAGGCCCTTTTGTAGCCTCTAATTTGCGTAAAAAGTGCTCTATTGAGCCATCTATTGCTTTTTCAGCACCTTCTAGCGTTTCTCTACGTGTTACATCTGACCAATTATCAGCATCTTGTGGATGTGATACTTCAGTTTGGTAGTAACCATTAGGTAATTGGGTTATTCGCCAGTTTTTCTTGTTAGCAAGGTGTTCCCATTGGCCCTTGGTTTTTTCATCAATTTGTGGATTATTTGTCCACGTACTAGTTTTGTAGTATAAATACGTCATTTTGGTTTTATTTATTGGTTAATAATTACTTTTTTTAAATTGTACTTCTTATTTTTTTTTAACAGTCAACTGCGAGCGCATGTATCTCTGTTTCAGGCTTTGTCTTGATAAAGCTTTAGCTGTTGGTTTGCTGCTGTAATCTACCGTAGCAACAGGTCCTTCCTTTTTTCTGCGTGGAACTTTATCTGCTCTAGGTTTAACTTTCACGCCTTTAAGTGGTGATCTTTTCATTTTAAACGCCATAATACTTTTTGGTAATAATTAGTTTTTACTTTCCTTTAGTTTCTCTTTTTTTATTTTTTGCTTTAACATCAACATCGTATTGCAAGTCTAAATCTCTTCTTCTTCTAGTCTTACCGTCTTTTTTAACATCAAGATTAGAAGCATCACCTTTCATATCTTTAAGAGCCTTCTTTTTTTCATCAGACTTTGCTTCTTTAATCATTTTGTTAATTCTTTTTTCTCCAGTAGCTAAATCAGATACTAAATCACCTTCTTTTAATCCTTTAGTAGATTTAACTTTTTTAGTAGTAAGAGTTTGTTTACTTCCTTTCTTAGCAGCTAACCTATCATATTCCTCTGTTGATATTGGTATAAGCTCACCATCCCTTACTTGATAGTCTCTAAGTTTTTTAAATACATTAGGGAAGTTTTTCTTCATAGGTCCTTCCTTACCTGCTTTCATTTTAAATGCCATAATTTTTGTTTATTTTTTCTCTGCACCTATATCTTTAAATGCAGCATTGTTACCTGATCTTAATTGGAAACCACTTCTCGATGCAGCTTTTTGAGCTAGTACTTTACTTACACCAGAAGCATAACTATCACCACCCATTGTTTGTGCACCTGAAGTTAAGCCAGCACCTATAGCTTCAAGTGCTCCACCTACTATACCTAATGCTTTTTTACCTTTACCTTTACCTTTAGCAGGTCTAGTTTCGCCTTGCATAAAAGTGCCTGAATCTTCTGGTCCTTTACCTTCAGCAAAACTAAATTGAGATCCTTTACCTTTAAGTTTACGTTTTCCAAATAATTTTTTTGGTGTTTTCTTCATGTGTATATTATTACTTATTAGTTTTCTTTTTTAGTACCTTTACCAAAGTTACCTCTATTTTTAGATACTGAAACAATTACTAATCTACCTTTAGCATCGTGGTGTACATCTCTGTTGCGTA